AAGTGCTCGACTTTAGTTTTGCTGCATCATTGGTATTGTCGATAAATCCATTTTCAGTTAACAAGGCAGGCATGTTGGATTCGCGTAGCATGTGGAAATTGGCCTGCTTTTTACCGCGATCGTAGAAATCTACCAGCTTAATTACTTCAGCGTGAATGTTATTCTGATATGTGGTTGTAGGTGCTCCTACTCCTGGGTAAACATAGTCCTCATAGCCGGTCCCGCCACCTGCATTAATATGGACAGACAATAGGAAGTCAGCTCCCCACGAATTGGCCGCATTTGTACGTTCATTCAAGGAAACAGTTTGGTCACCGGTACGACTCATTAATATAGAGACATTATTGTATTCCAGTGTAAGAATTTCTTTTATACGAGTAGCAATTTGCAGGTTTAAATTTTTCTCCTGAAGACCATTTCCTAATGCCCCTGGATCTGTACCACCGTGGCCTGGATCAATAAATACTTTTACCATGTTTAATCACCTCTAATATTATTTTTATAACTCGTTACTTAAAATGCTTGTACTTCCGTCCTTCCGTTTTACATGACACTCACCTCTTTCAAACAAAATAAAAAGCCACCCAATTGGGAAGCTTATTTTTTCATTAATCCTTCTGCTTGTAGAACTTTCTTCTGCAGCTGAGCCTTTCGGCTGGCATAGGTGTTCTTCCACACAGTCCAGGCATTAACAGCAATAAAAATAGTCATCAAAATGAAGTTTGCAATTTCATTGGCAAAAGGTGTAATGTCCACATTAAACACAGCTTTTAATCCTAAGGCCAATAAAGAAAGCCACCCACTTAAAAGGATAGCCCAGTCTTTCCATGTTTTCGGTTGTTCGTACATTTTAATTTCCTCCTTTAAATACAGTAAATACTATTGCGATAATACCTCCTATTATCGCAGTGCAAGTCGCTGTTAAAATTGCATTTGTAATTGTACGTTTAAGCCATTTTGTATCCTCTTTAATCTCTTTCAGATCTCCTTGGATATTTGATATCGCCTGGTCTTGAAGCAATGATTTATCTTGTAATCTTCGAATATCTGACTTCATTTCTTTGTTTTCATTTTTGAGTTCACTAAGGTCATTTTGTATTGTTTGTTTCCAAATATCCATCGTTTCCGCCTCCTGTGTCACTCACAATCCCCCCTTGAAGGCAAAATAAAAAGAGCCCTAAAAATAGGACTCATGCTGTTATTTAATTTTGTTTTAACTTTATTGTCGGTATCCAAGTAACTGCCCAAGACACTTGCTGACTGTTACCATTAAGCTGTGGACAAGAAATAGACAGATGTTCCTTGTTGTTATGGTCAACGATTCTTTCTAAGTGAAGGCCATCTCTAGTCCAGACTTCAACAGAAAGGATGTTGTTGCTGTTAAAATCCTTTAAACCTGTTATTATTATTTCCCCGTCATTTAAAGGGGAGAAAGACCCTGAAGCATAAAGTACATTTGGATTTTCTTTAATTAATTGTTTTATTCTTTTATCGATCTGCCCTATTTCTTCATTTACTCTTTTATTTACCCATTGTTTTGCTAAAACTGCCAGAGCCCAGCCCGCAATACCAACAGCTAATGCCAGCAAAGCAACAATAATTGTAATAGTAAAATACACATTAGATTGAATTGTAGTTATAAGTTTTTCCAGGCTTGAAATTTCATACGAATAATCCCTTGGTTCTATTGTTTGCATAGTTCTACACTCCTTATCAAATCTAATATTTGACAAAAAATGTAGAAATTCCTGCTAACACTTAATAATCATCTAGACTAGACATAAAAAAAGACCTTTACGCTGTGTAAGGTACTCCTGTAATTTCCGTATATTGATCTTCAGTAATCATATTTGCCTTTACGAATGTCTTTAGGTTCTCATCTGTGTAAGAAGGATGACCATTATCATAGTAACGTTTAATTGTATTGAACCACATTATGCAGTACCTCCCATTTTTAACATAGCGATTTCCATTAACAAATCTCCTTGAGCAGTTTCGAGTTCCGCGATTTTTGCTTTGTCTGTTGCACTTTCGAATAATAGAGTTCCAATAACTTCTTCCGTTTGCAATTGTTCTTGTAAACCCGCTGTTTCTTCATACTCAAAAAACAACTGTTGAGTTACAGGGTTATAATACATTACGGGTTCGTAGTTTTTAGCAGGAGGTGGATTTCCCTCTATAAAACTTCTTTTAACGTTTATTACATCTTGTTCAGTTATGCTCAGAAGGATTCCTTCTGCCTTCATTTCTTCCTCTGTCTTTCCGCTTCCATTATTGACGTCAAACGGTTTATAAAATGTTCTCATTAGCTTGTACTTTTCTGTGTTAACAACCTCATAATCTGAAATATAGATCATACTCAGCCCTCCTACCCTAATACATTTTTGGTGATTATTGGTTGCACGATATAACTGTGAGTTTTAGTGATTAACTTAGTCCCATCGCCTTTATCTAAAATAGATAAATCTCTATTAACCCAGTAAATTATTTGCCCCGCGTCTGTCATAACTGCATCTCCAGCTGTATTCCCATCAATTGAAACACTATAAACTGTTGAACCATCGGGGGCAATTTTATGCAATGTAAATTGAACAGTTGATGAGAAAGAGTATCTTTGTCTTAAATAATAATTCCCTTCCTGATCTTGACCCAACAGTTTAAGATAGTTATAATCTGACGTTGGAATTATAATATTTGTGTTAATTACTTCAAGAATATTGCCATTGAAATCCCGTTTATAGATGGAACACAAAGAACTACCACTCGCATGTAAAATATAATTATCATAAATCGGGGCTTCCCACATCCAATAGGATAATGAAATATTAATTAGGTGTACCGGATTTTCAATATCAGTAATATCAAAAATATATAAAGTTGCCCCGCTTGTTCCGTTTCCTCTACGTATATGGAAAAGACGTGTCTTTTCTTTGTTCGTTTCAAAACCTCCGGTCAAATAACTTGAATTACCAGAAATAGCTACGTTTTTGATAACTGCATTTGATAAACCATCATAAACAGTAAATACAGTTGATTCTGAATTTACGTTGTAGTATTTACCACCTTTTTCTATAAAGTTGGCATTTATTGAATTCGCATTCGTTCTGGCAATTGTTTGCACTATTTCCAAATCCATGCCAAAATCATAAATTGAGTTTGGACTGCCGTAGGAAACCCATCCCCCTCTTTCTTGATCGTACCGTATAATCGAGTACAAATAGGGGTGACTGGAGGAACTTGCGTTTTTCTTTTCAAACAATACTGTTAAATCGGTTGCGTCAATTGTTTGAACGTCATAAACGTTTGATGTTGCAGTCCTAATCTTGGCGATAAATAAATCTGACCCAAAACTAAATTGTATCCATTGGCCGTTTAATCGGTAAAATGCATCTAAAACTTTCTTCCCGTTGCTTTCAACTATAAAAGCGTTTAAAAATGTCCCATGTACTCTAAATAAATCGCCTTCTGCAATGACCGGGAAAGAACTTTGCTCTTTATTTACATTTACTTGTTTATTTCCAACTTTTATGTCTTTAAACGGTAAAAACTGTTTGTTAGATACCCCGATATAAATTTCTCCTGGTGTGGTTAAGGTTTCGGAGGTTATTACATCAAAAAAGATGTTACCTATTGGAACATCAGTTTTTACCCATACTTCGAATTCTTTTGCTTCAATCGGTTCTGACAGCGATGCAGTTACTTTTGTCATCTTTACACCTTTACCGCCCCCGAACATTCCCCCATGCTCTCTTATGTCAATCATTATTTCACCCCCTTACGCTTCCTCTAAAAATTCTCCATCCGCGTCATAAATTATGGTAGTCGTTATGGTTTTTTCTAAAGTGACCCCATCAGTTGTAAACCATTCATGTTTCCTGTTTTGGAAAAGCCCCTCCGCATTCGGATTTATGAAAGTAGCCCTTTGTGATAAAGTGCCATCTTCCCTGCGTTTTTCAACTACTGTATAGGTAGCTGTATTTTCGTCTTTGCTACTCTTTCTTGTTTTAAAGAAAGTTTGCTCGATTTTCTTTTGGGTTCCAGAAGTAGTCTCCAGCTGCTCCCAATCCGACCATGTTCCATTGGTATTGATTCTGGTATACATGTCCCCGTTTGCCGCTGGTATATATATTTGATGGGTATAACTAGTGCTGTATTGCTGGACAATCAGATAGCCATTACCAGAAGCCGGAGGAGCGTTAAGCTTATTCGCACCGCTTGCATAGTAAAAACCGTTTGTCATGACAGTGTTCAAATCAGGGTCTACGAGTACCTTCGATGAATTGCCCAGACCGTAGCTTTTCGCAAAGTTAATGGCGGCATTTTTTGCTTCATCCGCTTTTGCCTGGGCTTCTTCACTGGTAGCAACGTTTTGATCTATCTTATCCCAGTTGTCATTAAGCATGGTTTGGATGTTAAACGTATCATTTCCATCTGTTAAAGGATCTTTCTTGAGCAACCCAAGTTTTTCTGTATTACTAGACAATGTTATACACCTCCTGCAAATTTATTTAATTGTATTTGTTCTATTTCGCTAAGAGTTACAACATTATGGATTTCTTTAATGAGAAGGTAAGCAAATTCATAAATAATCCTTAGGTGTACTGGTTTAATATCCTCTAATGCATTTTGTAGATCCTGGAGGTTAGGAGGAATACCGATAATGCTGTTAAACTTTATGTTAATACGGCCATCAAAGCTAATATCAACATCACCATTGGTATAAGCATCAGCAACCATTTTGATTAAAGCCGCATCAATTTTCCCTGCTCCCCGCCATTTGGATTTAATGACAGACCTTCTCTCACTTAGTGGCTTACTCAAATCAGTTTTTATTTGGAATTCCTTTTCATAGATAGCTAGGCCCCATGTAGCTGTGCTGACATCCATTTGTTTTCGCATATCCTCTAAATCACTTGCTGATAGTTGAATCTTTTTTTCTTCTGCCTTAAAAACCTCTTGGAGAACCTGAGATTTCCTTAAGAACAAAGGAAGTGTTTCAATCATCTTAGACAATGAAAACACCACCCAGGACAGGTACCTCTTCTTCTTCCAACTGAATGTTTTCATTACCTCCATTAATAATCAGGGAAGAGTAATCTGCAACTCCTTCAGAATTAAGAATAAGTGAACCAATTTGGGCGTAGGAAACATAGCTCTCTATAAAAGCAATGGACTTAAAGTATTGAATACTATTATTAGAAACCGACTCCATCACATCTTCGTCTGTGTATCCATCCTGCTTCGTTACAGAAAATGAAATCTGTATTTCCTTCCCTTTAGCACTTTCCACCGTGCAAAATGCACCTAACGGAGCTTCACCAAGGCCCATCCCAGTTATACCAGGATCAATGTATTCCTGAGTAGCTTGGACAATATCAAGAGAAGCCGGTTTGCGATCGGAGTCAATCACAACCACTTTCACAGTGTTATCTCCTGCCCACAATGGGAAAACTTTTGCATCTCCAACTCCCTGGACTTCCTTTGCCCAGTTTTTATAATGAGCTTTATTACCAGATGTAGCTGGCGTCCGTATACGTTCATAGTATCTAGAAAGCAAGTCCTGATCACTTTCTTCCGGAAACCCATCTCTCGTTGGCTCAAGGGTTGTAACCGAATTGATGCCAGCTATTGTTATTGGGATGAAGTTAATTTGATTGGCAGGTACATTCCCTATTGGTCCGGCCTGGGTACACTTAATGGGAGCCATTCCATTTCCTATAATGTCTACCTCCTCAGTCACCACGAATTGGATACCAGACTCCGTTTCGAAAATATCACCTGGAACCAATCTTCCGTTTCCGCTCACAAGAGCCATTCCAACGGAAAAGGTTGCAACTTTTCGTGAGATACCCGTACGATCCTTAACCCTAAGTGCTAATTCATCTCCGGAAAGATTATCGATATCCAGCTTTTCTGTTAACTTACTAATCTCATTTTCAATAGCAGCTAATTTTATTGCCGGTGGCCGGGTTGCAATATAAATAAAGGAACCTTCATTCTTGTCATATTCATTTGGTATATCATTGAGCATTTCATTCTGAATCTCTATTTCACGCTCCATTCAGCATCACCTCCTGCGGATAGGCATACTCCCCTATATTTACCTGAAAACTTGCTTTCAAGTAAGAACCATCCCTTTCAAACTCCCAATTAGAGACATCGTCAATGAGTGGATGTTCTGAAATGGCTTGTGACAGCTCTCTGATTAATTCAGCCTCAATAAAATCCTCCGAGTAATGAGAGCCTATCAAATCACTAATGGTTACTCCGTACTCTGTTCCTTGATAAACACGAAATTGATACCGTTCTGTCCGAATGGTATTTTCTATCCAGACCTTTAAAGCTTCTATTTCAGACACTTCAATAAACTTTCCATCCTTAAGAACAAATTCACCTGTCTTAAAATCAAATAAAAAAGACCTCCCCACTTGTGGAAGCTCTTCTTGTTCTTGGAGGGCATCTTCAAATTCCAGTTCTGTTATTTGTGGCAGCACTAACCTCTCACCGCCTTATCTATCACATAGTATGTTTGGTGATTTGTGGATGGGATAACGATTACCTCATCATTAATGAGAAGTGATTCCCTTACCGCATTACCACATATTACTTTTTGTCCGCCCGGCATGATTGATTCATTAATCCTAATTGTTAAAGGAGAAAGATTAACAACAGTGGCAGTTAATGGGCCCATCCAGTGTTTATTATTCCGCTCTTTAAAAAGTTTTGCTAGATCTATCATTGAATCAGCCATTATTCCACCCCAATTGCAATGACATCGTGTGAATACCTTTTTTCACAACATGAGTAACAGAGTTAACCAGGTACTTGCCTTTTAATCCTGTTACAGGTTCCTGTATTTCAATGATCCTTCCAGCTCTAATTCTGTCATCCCCGATCATTTCTAAAGAAATATCTTCAAGCACTCTCCCCAAGTCCTTTAAAATATTTTTAGCCGCATTTCGCGCCTGTGAGACATCCTTGTCCTGGACATCCACAACCTCTTGCAATAGACCATATTGAGCAATAAGATTTGTATCTTCTACTTTAGCAATCACTTTTTCATCACTGACAATTTGGACAGAGTTTTTCATTTCATCAATAGACCGTGACCGTGAAGGAGCTGATATAGAGCTATTAAGATCTCTATATCCCAAATTTGCAGCCAAACGAAACTGGCCTTTGACAACCAAGTCTGTTTGTAAGTCAATATAAAACTTGCCCGCTCTCATCTCCATCCGGTATTTTTTCCCTTGGTCCTGTTCAGCTTGCTCCAGGATTTTACGAATGATCTCAGATGGAGCCTCTCCCGGGAATATTTCATCAATGACAGTGGGTATTTTTGTTATGGAACCAACCGGGATTTTAAAATCCCCGAT